ATGAAGAAGAAATTAACTAGCAAAAAAACCGCTAACGATAAGGACTCTCGCATCAATAAGTCTCTTCGTGCGTGGAATTGCTGACAGTAAATTGACAACAAATTGACAACTTCTATAATTAGATCAGGAGTTTGGATACCATGATGAGATTCAAAAACGAAGACATTGTACGCCTCATTCGTGCCTGTGAGCTTTATAAAGATCAAACAGGATCTGAATGGATGTGGGAACAGTATGACGACCTTGTAAATAAACTAAAAGTTTACAAAGATCAATACTCTACCGCTTCCGAAGAAAAACAGTGGGCACATCAAGATAGTTCATTATACAAATATAATCTCGGGGAAAAATGAACAACCGAGTCATCATAAATGCGATTGTAATCAACGGATCAATCGCATTTTTTATTTGGTGGGGATTGAAAAATGCATACCCTAGCTGACTATTCGCCTTTAATAATCATATTTCTTTTTTGCTCCTTTGGAGTATTTCTTTTTATCTTATCGGTATTGTCAGAATGATTTTATTTGTTAGGCATACAATGGAAAGTCCAATAGGACTTGGAATATTGGGAATATTATTGATAGGTGTTCCTATAGCAGGTATATGGGCAATCCATAAATATGGATGGGAGCACTGGGAACCTTTCGCGAGGAAACATAAATGAACCCCGTAATTTTAGTCGGGTGTTTTACACCACTCATCATCATCTTCATCGTGATGAAACTTGCCGTTTGGGTTGAAGCCGTTAATGCCGAGACTGATTATGTCAAACGAGAACCTTTACGAAAACGAGGACCCTTCTTGGAGAATCCATATGCTGACGTTGATGAAGAGGAAGAGGAATATGGAGATCGGACAGACTATAGATAACGCTTTGTTTGAGTGGTATTCTGAAAGGGGTCTTGAAGTTCCTGATTGGAAGACAAGAAAAGATCCAGACTGGTGGATTGAGTACCTAATTAGTTTGGGAATTGATCCAAAGAACCCATAAATAATATGTTATTTCTACGGTGACCGCTACCCTGTATGCCAAGAGAATGGAATACTTCTTTTAGGGAACCCTGGAACCCTGTGATAAAGAAGTGCTTGGATGGTGTAGATCTCCATACCAAGTTGTATCTTGAAAGTCAGGATACCTTTCATCTGAACCAGGCAGATTTGTTAAGGCTATACGTTTCAAGATTAAAAGATTGGATACATACTACAGAACCAGAAGGGTTTCATAGAAATGAACTTACTTCTACGTCCACTGACTGATAATAATGATGTGACCTGGAGTATCATCCTATCACTAGTTCTTCTTCTAGCGGGCGTTGTCTATTACATATATACGATCATGTCGCTAGCATTCAAGGAGTTGGAAGATGGATCAGGACCAGAGCACAGACGAGTGGACTTGCACAATGACCCTGACCATCGACGAAGTGAGAGAGATGTATGACCACTTTTGTTACGCAATCAAAACATGGCCAGGATATCCAGCACGTCCAATCGACGAACAAGTTTGGATGGATCTTATGAAAAAGCGAATGTTTGCAATGATAGTAGACTACAACTTTACAGAACTTTGAGTTTAGTTAAAAAATCGTAGCCAATTGTTATACTATTTTCTGCTACATACTCTATAATAAGTGTAGCTAGATGTAACACATGATGTACGGGACTTACATGATCCTCATCTTTGTTTTAATCCTTTTCGCCGTTGGCGGGGTTGAAGCAACGATGAGGTTTTTTGCGTATGTGGATCTCCAGTTACGTTTTGCGTGGATTAGATTTAGAATGGAAATGATGCGTAGAAAACTACACCATCAACTTTCTAAAGACACCGCGAACATTGAAAAAATGCTACAGGAACTCAAGAAATGAACGATAGAGAACTGTCCGACCTTAAACTTGACAGGAAAGAATGTCCGAAATGTGGTGCCTTATGGTTAAATGGACAGCACTACTGGTCTGGCACAGGAGTAAAAGGAAATGATCTGGATCTTGCTGGTCTGGTCTGCAATAAGCTTGGTGATGACCGTTGTATTAATCCTTGCCGAGGGCAAGATGGCGGTGATACCTGGGAAAAAAGATTGGAAGATCTTTCTCAAGAGGAAGAAGAAAAACAAGGTAGATGGTGGGACAAATAAATACTAGTAGTGAACTATTATTGTTGTGGCATCTGATCAGATTTATCTTGGTAATCCGCTTCTAAAGAAAGCGAACGTTAAGCAAGACTTTACCAAACAACAAATTGCAGAATACGTGAAGTGTGCAAAAGATCCTGTATACTTCACAAAGAACTATGTTCAGATCGTTTCGCTTGATGAAGGTCTGGTGCCATTCAAGATGTGGGATTTCCAAGAGGAATTAATTTGGAACTTCCACAAAAATAGATTTAACATTGCGAAGCTACCCCGTCAGACTGGTAAGTCTACGACGGTAGTTTCGTATTTGTTGCATTATGCGTTGTTTAATGACAGCGTTAACATCGGTATCCTCGCCAACAAAGCAAGTACCGCAAGGGATCTACTCGGTCGTCTTCAAACAGCATATGAAAACTTGCCGAAATGGATCCAGCAAGGCGTGATATCATGGAACAAAGGTAGCATGGAGTTGGAAAATGGCAGTAAGATATTGGCAGCTTCTACATCTGCGTCTGCTGTCCGAGGCATGTCGTTCAATATCATCTTCCTCGATGAGTTCGCGTTCGTCCCTAATCACATCGCTGAATCGTTCTTTGCCTCTGTTTATCCTACTATTACTTCTGGTAAAAGCACGAAAGTAATTATCATCTCAACGCCACAAGGCATGAACCACTTCTATAAGTTGTGGACAGATGCCCAAAATGGTAAGAACGGATATACGTGGTCGGAAGTACATTGGTCACAGGTGCCAGGTAGAGATGAGAAGTGGAAAGAAGAGACGATCAAGAACACGTCGGAACGACAGTTCACACAGGAGTTTGAGTGCGAGTTCCTTGGATCGGTTGACACCTTAATCTCTGCTGCAAAGTTGAGAGCACTTACGTTTGTAGATCCAATCAAACGTAGCAATGGGCTTGATGTATATGAAGAACCAAAAAACGGTAACGAATATATTTTTACAGTTGATGTTAGTCGCGGTATTGGCGGAGACTATTCTGCTTTCATTGTGTATGATATTACTACAGTTCCATATAGGATAGTAGCAAAATACAGGAACAATGAGGTTAAGCCCATGCTGTTCCCAAACATTATTAATGACGTTGCTAGAGCGTATAATAATGCATGGGTTTTGTGCGAGGTAAACGACGTAGGAGACTCTGTAGCGTCGATTCTAAATTATGACCTTGAGTATCCTAACGTGCTTATGTGCGCCATGAGAGGGCGTGCAGGGCAGATTGTGGGGCATGGATTCTCTGGAACCAAAACCCAGTTAGGTGTAAAGATGAGCGTGACTGTAAAGAAAGTTGGTTGCGCTAACCTCAAACAGATTGTAGAAGATGATAAGCTTATCTTCAATGACTATGAAATCATTAACGAACTTACCACGTTCATTCAAAAGAAGCAATCCTTTGAAGCTGATGAAGGATTCCATGATGACTTGGTAATGTGTATGGTAATTTTTGCATGGCTTGTCCAGCAGGATTACTTCAAAGAGATGACTGATAACGATGTTCGTAAACGTATCTATGACGAGCAGCGTAATCAGATCGAACAAGATATGGCACCATTTGGGTTCATCACTACTGGATTGGAAGGTGATGAAGGATTTGTAGAGCAAGGATCTGTTTGGGAATATGGTGACACACAAGAAGACGTTAGTTATATGTGGAGTATCTAATGGACGTAGGAGATCTTTTTGATTTAGACCATCTTATTTTTAAAGAAAGAAGATGTAGAACTTGTGGTATCAAGAAAGATCTTCTTGTAGATTTTTATAGAACTCGCAGAGATAGGACTTCTGCTTCAGCATATTCATATGAGTGCAAAGACTGCACGAAAAAGAGAATAGTGTTGAGTAGGATGACTAATGCAGTTTTCGATAAATGGGAATATCCTGACTGGTAATATGTTCATGCATTGTTTCCCCACTTGAGAGAGTAGAAATAATAAATATTTTTAGATCAAGTTTGGTAACTTACAGGAGTTAAACATGGCAAGTCAAGTCTCGCCTGGAATCGTTCTAAAGGAACGCGACTTATCTAATGCTGTCATCGTCGGCGCATCCACAATTACTGCTGGTGTTGCATCAACTTTCCAAAAGGGTCCTATTGGAAAAGCAACCAACATCAGTTCACAGAAAGAACTTCTTTCTATTTTTGGTGCTCCTGCTGAACAAAATGCAGAAGATTGGTTCGTTGCTTCAGAATTCCTCAACTATGGCGGAAGGTTAAGCGTGGTACGTGCTGCCACTGGTGTAAATAGCGCAACAGATACTGGAACAGCAGTCGTTGTTAGAAATGACGAAGACTGGGAAGCAGGTAACGGAAACGGAAATTTCCTAGTAGCAAGATCTGCAGGTACGTGGGCAAATGACCTTAAGGTTGTTTTTGTTGACCGTGGTGCTGATCAGTATGTAACTTTATCAAATACCCCAGCTTCAATTGCTATGGGTGATACACTGACTTTTGTTGGTGGTAAAACTGGTACTGTCTATTCATGGGATGCAGCAAGCAAGACAGTTGCTGTTATCCTCGATGATCCATCATCTAGACTAACTACATCCGATTCTCTAGATTCACCAGAAATTGGTATTACGGCTACTATCGGATCATTTGTTGCTGGTACTGGTTATCAGTCAGCTACAGCAGTTGCTACTACTGGTGGTCAAGGATCTGGTCTAACAGTTAATACTACAGTTTCTGTTGGTTCTATCCTTACTCTTTCTGGTGGTGCTGGTGGTACTTCTTACATCACCCAAACTGGATTAGCAACAACTGGTGGTACGGGATCTAATGCCACTGTAGACGTAGTTGCAACCGCTGGTTCTGTAACTAGTATCGCTATTAATAACGGTGGTACTGGTTATACTGTTGGCGATACACTAACAATTGCTGCTGGTGATAACAACGCAACATTTACTGTAGCTACAGTAGAGGGTGGAGTTGCAACCGCAGTTGTAGATAACGCTGGTGTAGGTTACGTAATCGGAGACATCATCACTATTGCTGGTGGCGGTGGAGATTCTACCTTCGAAATTGCATCTGTAGTTGATGGTCAAATCACTATTTCTGCAGTTAGAGATTGGTACACCACAACCCAGATCGGCACAACTGGTCTAACTCTATCGGCTGTCGGTCCTCGTCCTGGCACTTCCCAGTATGCTGAAGAAAGAGGTCTTAAGTATGACGAGATTCACGTTGCTGTTGTTGATGTAACTGGTGTATACAGCGGTGCTGCCAACACAGTTGTTGAAAGAATCCTCTACGGTTCAAAACTCTCTGATGGTAGAAGTGCAGAAAATGCTTCTAACTACTTCAAAGATTTAATCAACGATCAATCAACCGCTATCTTCAATGGCACCGCTCCTGCTGCTGCTTGGAATCCTTCTTCTTCTGGTGCTGGTGTAGCATTGGGTTCAGACTCCAGTGCTTTAACTTCTGGTGATGCATTCCAGTTGGTTGGTAAGCTAGAAGCAACACTACAAGGTGGTGCTGATGACTATGCTTATACAGCATCAGAAATCGAGACTGCATTCGATGAGTTTGCGGATACGGAACTAGTTGATATCAACTTCCTACTCATGGGCGGTTCACTTGCAACCGAGAATGATACCAAGGCAAAGGCAAATAAAGTAATCTCTATTGCTGCTGCAAGAAAAGATTGTGTTGCTTTTGTTTCACCACACAAAGCAAACCAAGTAGGTAGTGCTGGTGTTCTCACCGCATTCCAACAGAAGGAGAACACACTGAACTTCTTCAACGGAATGACTTCTACTTCATATGCAGTATTTGATAGCGGTTACAAGTATTACTACGATCGTTTTAACGATAAGTACCGCTACATCCCTTGCAACGGAGACGTTGCGGGTCTTTGCGTTAACACTTCAGCTCTCCTAGATGACTGGTATTCACCTGCTGGCGTCAACAGAGGTTCACTCCGTAACGCAATCAAGCTTGCTTACAATCCAAGCAAAGCAGACAGAGACGAACTCTACATGAACAGAATTAACCCTGTGGTTATTTTCCCTGGTAGTGGAGTCACTCTGTTTGGAGACAAGACTGCTCTTGCATCACCTTCCGCGTTCGATCGTATCAACGTTCGTCGCCTCTTCCTCAACCTTGAGAAGAGAGTTGGTGATCTCGCAAAAGGAGTTCTATTTGAGCAAAACGACGCGACAACTCGTTCTGCTTTTGCCTCTGCTGTTAACAGCTATCTGGCAGAAGTTCAGGCACGTCGCGGCGTAACTGATTTCCTTGTGGTATGTGATGAGTCCAACAACACCCCAGATGTAATTGATCGTAACGAGTTTGTCGCTGAACTCTTCGTTAAGCCAACTCGTTCAATTAACTACATCACCGTAACCTTCACAGCAACGAAGACTGGTGTCACGTTTGCTGAAGTAGTCGGTCGCTGATAAATCACACACAAGAGGTAAACTAAAATGGCAACTAAATTAAACGATTTTCTAACTAAAATTGGTGAAGGCGTTAAGCCTAATATGTTTGCGGTCGATATCAATTGGCCACAAACATTGGCAAACGCACCAAAGAGCGATGATCTAGATTTAGTAAACCTCCTCTGTAAGTCCGCAGCACTCCCAGCATCAAACCTGGGAGTGATTGAGGTTCCTTTCAGAGGAAGAACAGTCAAGATTGCTGGTGATCGCACTTTCGATACATGGTCCGCAACATTCTTCAACGACAGAGAGTTCAAGCTTCGCGCTTACTTCGAGAAGTGGTTGGAGCAAATCAACACTCACGAAACCAACAACTCGCCACTGTTTAAACCAAACAACAGCGAAGGTTACATGGCAACATTGGGTGTCAAGCAACTGCGTAAGGACAGCACCGAAGCTGGTAGTGTCTTACGTCAGTATGATCTACTTCATGCTTTCCCAACTAGCGTTTCTCAAATTGATCTTGCTTATGATAGCAACGATCAGATCGAAGAATTCACCGTTGAGTTCCAGTATTCATACTGGAAGGCAGTAGATCCTACAGCTAGCGCAATCACTAGTGGCGCATCAGCAGACCCAGCAGGCAGCGGCATCAGAATTGAATCCTGATAAATAGTACATCAAGGGTACTATTTTATTAATCATGAGTCAACTGTTTGGTTTTTTAATCAACAAAGGAAAGGAGGATAGGGGGCAATCCCCTATCCCTCCCAATAGTGATGACAGCGTAGCCACCGTAGCAGGTGGCTATTTTGGTACATACGTAGATGTCGAAGGTGTCTCCAAGAATGAGTATGAACTCATCAAAAGATATCGCGACATGTCACTTCATCCAGAAGTCGATACTGCTATCGACGAGATTGTAAACGAGTTTGTTGTCAGCGATGCTGATGATAGTCCCGTTGAGATTGAACTGTCTAATCTTGACATCGGCGCTGGTGTCAAGAAAAAGATTAGAGATGAATTTGATCGTATCAAAAAGATGATCAACTTCGATAAGAATGCTCATCAGATCATTCGTAATTGGTATGTTGATGGTCGTACATATTACCACAAGGTAGTAGATTTAGACAACCCCAAGAAAGGTATTCTTGAACTGCGCTACATTGATCCATTGAAGATCCGCAAGGTTCGTCAAAAAATTACTAATCCAACTGCTGCTGCTAATCCTAATCTGGTACGTGGCACAGCATTAGAATATGATTGGGGCGACTATGTAGATTACTATCTCTACAATTCGAAAGGTTTTTCTGGTTCGATGGGTATGCCTAGCAATAGTGCATCAGACTTCTCGACCAACAACGGTATTAAAATTGCTTCTGATTCTATCGCCACTTGTAACTCTGGTGTGATGGATCTGAACAAGAAATATCAGTTGAGTTTTCTACACAAGGCAATCAAGTCACTTAATCAACTCCGCATGATTGAGGACTCACTTGTTATCTACAGATTATCCCGCGCTCCCGAGCGTAGAATTTTCTACATCGACGTAGGTAATCTACCAAAGGTAAAGGCAGAACAATACCTCCGTGACGTGATGGCACGTTACAGAAACAAACTTGTATATGATGCAGCTACAGGAGAGATTCGTGATGATAAAAAGCATATGTCAATGCTGGAAGATTTCTGGCTTCCTCGCCGCGAAGGTGGTAGAGGTACTGAAATCTCTACACTACCAGGCGGTCAGAACCTTGGTGAACTCAAAGATGTTGAGTATTTCAGGAAGAAGTTATATAACTCCCTCAACTTACCACCTTCCCGCCTTACAGATGACAACAAAGCATTTAATCTTGGTAAGACCACGGAGATCCTACGAGATGAACTCAAATTTTCAAAGTTCATCGGACGCCTTCGTAAACGTTTCTCTTCACTTTTCCACGATATTCTCAAGACACAACTGATCCTCAAAGGTATCATTACTCCTGATGATTGGGAGGAAATGGAAGAGCATATTCAGTATGACTTCCTGTTTGACAATCACTTCAATGAATTAAAGCAGCAAGAGCTTATGATGCAGCGCGTCACTCTTGTTACACAGATGGATCCTTTTGTTGGTAAGTATTTCTCTTCAGAGTATATCCGCCGCCAGGTTCTCATGCAGACCGAGAAGGAATACAAAGAAATCACCAAGCAAATGCAATCTGATATTGATTCAGGCATGGCAATTGATCCTGTTGATGTTAATACTTTGGACATGATGGACAAGCAAAACTCTGCTTATCAACCAGAAATTCAAGCGCAACAGTCTGCAGATTCTGCGGAGTATGAATTGGATAAAGCAAAAGAAATGGAGAAGTTGAAGCCCGCTCCTGCTGCTTCAAAACCAAAGTCTAATAAATAATTAATATCTACGGATAATTTTAATAGTATGGATACACCATTAGAATCTGAATTGGTTGACATTGTTGATCTGATCGCAGACAAAAAGCGCGGAGAAGCGTTGGATAAAATTAATGACTATCTTTATTCAAAGGCATCCGACGTTATCGACACGTACAAACAAACAGTAGCGTCATCATATTTTGATGAGCCTACTGGGGACGAACCATCGGCAGAAGAATGAAACTTATCACAGAAAACATCGAAGACATCCAAATCCTCACCGAGGAAAAGGATGGTAAGAAGAACCTTTACATCGAAGGTGTATTCTTGCAGTCCGAAATCAAGAACCGTAACGGTCGCATCTATCCTTTCTCTGTATTGGAAAAAGAAGTTGGTCGTTACAACGAAGAGTATGTCAAAACTGGACGTGCTCTGGGAGAGCTTGGGCATCCCGATGGTCCTACTGTGAACCTAGATCGCGTTTCTCATAGAATTACTTCTCTCAAAGCGGAAGGCAATAACTTCATTGGTAAGGCACAGATTCTCGCCACACCGATGGGTAGCATTGCGAAGTCCCTGCTTGAGGAAGGTGTGAAGTTAGGAGTTTCTTCCCGTGGTATGGGTAGTATTGATCGCCAAGAGAATGCTAACTATGTCATGGACGATTTCATGCTTGCTACCGCAGCAGATATTGTTGCAGATCCTTCAGCTCCTGATGCATTTGTTAATGGTATCATGGAAGGTAAGGAGTGGGTATGGAACAACGGCATTCTCCAGGAGAAGACTGTTGCTAAATACCAAAGATACATTGACGAATCAACGAGAAGAGAGTTGGAAGCAAGAACACTACAGGTGTTTGAGCACTTCCTCTCAAATCTCTAATATTAATAAATAATCATAGAATAATTATCAGAAATTTACGGGGAAACTCAAATGTCAGATATGTTAAAGGAAAAATTTGAGGAGTTTGTAACCGAATCAGGTTTGGTTGTAGAAGCTGGCGATCCTATGCCAACTGTTTCCGCATCCGTTATTCCTGGTGGTGGTACACATAATGCTTCTGGTCAATCAAAGACAGAAGTTAACTCCAGAGGTGGCAGTGCAGAAGGAAAAGGTTCTATCGGTACTGACGCTGTAAACGGTTATGGCGCACAACAGTCGATCACCGACAACGGTGGTCCACGTCCAGATGGTAACGAAGAGGGCGAGGATAATCCTGGCGCTAAAGCATCTGCTCCTGTTAAGCCAGTCAGTGGTGATCCCCAGCAAAGAGCTGGTGAGTCTACTGGTATGAACGCACGACCCTCTGTTGGTACAGACGTATCATATGGAACAAAGACTGGTCCTGACGTTTCATATCCCATCAAGCCTTCCTTTGAATCACTTGACATGAGTGCGGATGTTGCAGCACTCACCGAAGGAACCGAACTTTCTGAAGAGTTCAAAGAAAAAGCAACTACAATTTTTGAGGCAGCAGTTAAGTCCAAGCTCTCCGAAGAGTGGAAGAAACTCGAAGAGCAGTTTGAAACTCGCCTCAATGAGCAAGTCTCCGAAGTTAAAAAGGAACTTGCTGAAGAAGTTGGTGGCACCGTTAAGTATGCTATCACCGCATGGTTAGAAGAGAACCAAGTCGCAGTTGATCGCGGCATCCGCAATGAGATCACTGAAGATTTCATTGCTGGACTTAAGAATCTCTTCCAAGAGCATTACATCAATATCCCCGACGACAAAGTTGATGTCGTTGAGGGTCTGACTGAAGATCTTCGTAAGATGGAGGAACGCCTTGACGAACAGGTCAAAGCAAATGTGAAACTTCAAGGTCGTCTTGATGAGTCTGCAAAAACTGTAGTTCTGAACATTGTTTCAGAAGGTCTGGCAGACACTCAAAAAGACAAACTAGCTTCTCTCGCTGAAGGCGTAGAGTTTGAGACAGAAGAGAAGTTCGCAGAGAAATTAAAAACTCTCCGCGAGTCATACTTCCCCTCGGGTTCTGCTCCAAAAGCAGAAGTTACCGATGAAACCCCAGTAGAAGGCGAGGCAGTATCCCCAGCAATGGCGGCTTACCTCAACGCAATCAACCGCTGGAATTCCTGATAATATAAATCCCTTTTCTAAAAACACTCGGAGTTACAAATGTTTAACGCAGAAAGACTCCAGGAAAAGTGGTCGCCTGTTCTAGGTCACGAAATGGCTTCGCCAATTACTGACCGTTATAAGAAGGCTGTTACCTCTGTTCTCCTGGAAAACCAAGAAAGATTTCTACGCGAAGAGCGTGGAATGCTAAACGAAGTTGCTGTCAACTCACTCAATACTTCAGCAAGTTTGGGTACTGGCGCACCTCTCGGCAACAGCGCAGATAACGCAACTGGACTTGCTGGTTTCGACCCCGTTCTAATCAGCCTAGTTCGTCGTGCAATGCCTAACCTAATGGCATATGACGTTTGTGGCGTTCAACCAATGTCTGGTCCTACTGGACTGATCTTCGCAATGCGTTCACGCTACGAAGGTCTACAGGGCGAAGAGGCACTGTTCAACGAGCCCGACACTGGATTCTCTGCATCTTACGATGCAACCGCTGGCGCTTACACACCTAGAACTGGTGCTGGTGTTGGTGGCGATTCTGAAGGCAACAACCCCGCTCTCCTCAACGATGCAGCACCTGCTGCTAACGCATATGAAGTAGGTCGTGGAATGCCCCGCGAAGATCTTGAGCGTATGGGCGAAGCAAATCGTCTCTTCCGTGAGATGTCATTCAGCATCGAGAAGACCTCGGTAACCGCGAAATCCAGAGCACTCAAGGCAGAGTACACCCTAGAACTCGCACAAGACCTCAAGGCGATCCACGGTCTAGATGCAGAGCAAGAGCTCGCTAACATTCTGTCTAGCGAAGTTCTCGCAGAAATCAACCGTGAAGTCGTTCGTACCGTCTACACCGTTGCGAAGAAAGGTGCTCAAAACAACGTAGCAACCCCTGGCGTATTTGACCTCGACGTTGACTCCAACGGTCGTTGGTCGGTTGAGAAGTTCAAAGGTCTTCTTTTCCAAATCGAGCGCGATGCTAACGCAATCGCACAAGAGACTCGTAGAGGAAAGGGCAACTTCCTGATCTGTTCAGCTGACGTTGCTTCCGCACTTGCAATGGCTGGTGTACTTGACTACACCTCTGGACTCAACGGTGCTGGTGGTCCTTCCATCGGTCAGGTTGATGACACTGGTAACCTTTCAGTCGGTACTATCAACGGTCGCATCAAGGTCTACGTTGATCCTTATGCTGCTAACCTCTCTGACAAGCACTACTACGTTATCGGCTACAAGGGCACCTCGCCTTATGACGCAGGTCTCTTCTACTGCCCATACGTACCCCTCCAGATGGTTCGCTCGATCGATCCTAACACCTTCCAGCCCAAGATTGGCTTCAAGACTCGTTACGGCATGGTCAGCAACCCATTCGTCACCACCAACGGTGCATACAACGGCACCCCCGATGGCGAAACCCTCTCGGCAAATGCAAACATGTACTACAGAAGAGTACAAGTTATCAACTTGATGTGAGTCATCACTCAAGATTACAGGGACCCTTCGGGGTCCTTTTTTTTATAAATAAAGTTAACAACACAATGTTAACTATGCCAAGACAAAATAAAGAAGAACGTAACGAATATATCCGCCGTCGTAGAGACAAGAGAAAGGATCAGCTGATTGAGAAGTTTGATAATAAGTGTGCTGACTGTGGTGGTACATTCCACAAGTGTGCATATGACTTCCATCATGTAAATCCATTAGAGAAGAAGTTTGAGATTGCACCTGCTCTGGATCGCAACTGGGACACGATTCTGGAGGAGGTAGAGAAGTGTATGATGCTTTGTAGTAACTGCCATCGTATACGCCACTACAGGGAGGATAGAGGGGAGACTCAATTTAGATCTACCATTGTCTAAATAATTATTGCTCTACGTCATAGAGAATAATGGCAACCCTAGAAGAAGCGAAAGCCGCAAAAGAAGCAAAACTACAAGAACAGAAAAAAAATTCTGATACTAGAGTAGAGTTTAATAAATCCTCTAGGTCTCCATTGAAAACTGTTGTAATTGTTGCTGGAACTTTATTTGCTTTGTCGCATATCGGTCTCCTGGGTTATGTTTTAAGACCACAAGAAAAAGTGCAACCAGTTCCAACAATTAATATTCCAAGAGGACCATATTCATCCTACAAAATTAAAGCTGGTAAGGATGGATATGAGATTGAGTATCGTTCAGATGATCCTAAAGTTTTAGAATCAGAAAGATCTCTTAACCTCGACAAAGAGAAGAGAGGAATGTTTGGAGGTGGTACAGAAAAAAGACTGGAATATCGTAGAGATCAATACACCAAAGAAGGCACCCGTAATCTTGGAGGTGATGCAAACTCCGAGGGAAAGTCTGCGAAAGACGTAGAATGTTTGATCGCGGACGCTGGAGCTCGGTCACAAGGTGCTATGGCGGGTAGTGCAATCGCTGCAGGTGTCGCTGTCCCTGCTGTTGCTAGCATCCCTTACGTTGGATGGTTAGCAGGTGGTTGGGCATTACTCCTAGGACAGAAGATTGGATCCGAAGCAGGATCACAAGTTGGACAAGTATTTAACGACTGCTAAATAGTAGTAGCTTGGGAAGTTGACATGTCTGCCGATTGGTACAAGGAACAGTTAGTAAATAGAAACTACCTAACACCAGTAGGTTTCAAGTTGAAGCTTGAAAGATTTGCTGCTGTAGATTTCTTGTGCCAAGCAGTCAATCTCCCTGATGTATCCGCGCAGGTTACTCAAGTACCTACAAGGTTCAGGGAGTATCCAATTATTGCTGGTGGCGGAGTAACTTATGGTGATCTTCAGCTTCGTTTTATCGTAGATGAAGACATGGTAAATTATTCTTCTATCTGGAATTGGATTCGCGATAACGGAAATGCTGATAGAGATGGAGACGTGGAAGGAGAGGGTTATTCCGCTGGTCAATTACAAATCTCCACATCAAATCACAATGCTAATTTCTTTATTGATTTTGAGAGACTGTTTCCAGTATCTCTAACAGAACTATCATTCGATGCCAGTGTAAACGACATCGATTTCTTCACCGCTAATGTGACCTTCAAGTATAGTCGCTATACTTTACGTGATAAGAACTTCAGGATTCTATGAAATTTGATCAACTACATAATCGCTTCCAGAAAATTAAGGAAGAGTGGGCACAAGATACACAAATTGATTTTCAATTTAAGAACAAGGAATATACAGAAGATCTCGCAAAGCTTGCGTTAGAGATCCCTTTCCAACACAATAAATACTTAAACCATTACACAGACCTCTCGCAAATTAAAACTTCTTTAGAGTTTGAGGTTCGCAGACTTGTAAAAGACAAACGAGAATACTACGGCGGCGAAGCTGATGCAAGAGTATACGCCGAGAAACCGTTTGGGGCAAGTATCAAGACTTCCGAAAAGATGAAAGTCTATCTGGAATCAGATGACGAAATTATCAACCTAGAAGCCAAGGTCAAATACATTGACCAAATGTTGTACTACCTAGACCAAGTGATGCGCCAGATCTCTAACAGAGGTTTTGCTATCAAGAGTGCTATTGAATGGGAAAAATTTATTAACGGGAGTGCGTGATGTCTAACATCGTCGTCAAGAAGAAGAATGAAGTTTATCTAACAGTCAATTCAGAACCACACGTACATAGAGAGTTAGCAGACTATTTTTCTTTTGAGCTACCAGAAGCAAAGTTCTTAAAGAGACAACCGCGCTTTAGATACTGGGATGGAATGATTCATTTATACTCTCCTGCTACAGGAGAACTGTACAATGGTTTGTTGCCACACCTCAAGGAGTGGTGTAAGGAACGCAGGTATCAGATTAAGTATGAAAGCAATGACTGGTATGGTGACGTAGAGGAACCAAACCAGTTAGTATCTCCTGGTGGTGTCAAGGTCTTTATGGATAAGATCTCTAAATATAAACCAAGAGACTATCAGTACAATACAGTTTATCAAGCCCTCAAAAATAACAGAGGTTTGTTCCTGTCACCAACAGGATCTGGTAAGTCACTGATGATCTATAGTATCGTAAGATACTACGTTGCTACAGGTAAAAAGATTCTGCTCGTAGTTCCTACTACTTCACTGGTGGAGCAGATGATCAAGGATTTTAAAGACTATGGATGGTCCGCCGACGAGTTCTGTCATACCATTTATTCAGGCAAAGATAAGAATACTGACAAACCAGTTGTCATTTCAACATGGCAGTCCATCTACAAATTCCCAAAAAGATACTTTGATGACATTGATTGTGTTATCGGAGATGAGGCACACTTATTTAAGTCGAAGTCCCTCACAGGAATCATGACCAAGCTTCATAACGCCAAGTATCGTTTCGGATTCACTGGCACCCTTGATGGCAGCAAGACTCACAAGTGGGTGCTGGAAGGATTATTTGGTGCTTGTGAGAAAGTCACAAAGACTGATGATCTTATCAAGAAAGGTTACTTGTCAAACTTCAGGATCAAAGTCCTGGTGTGTAAGCATGAGTATCAACACTTTGCAGACTTCCATTCTGAAATGGAATACATTGTTACTCACCAAAAAAGAAATAACTTAATTAAAAATCTTGTTAGTGACATCAGTGGTAATACACTGGTGCTATTCAACTATGTGGAGAAGCACGGCGAACCACTTTTTGAACTCATAAATAACAGTGTTGGTAATGAAAGAAAAGTATTTTTCGTACACGGCGGCACTGACATTGAAGATCGTGAAGCTGTCAGACTAATTACAGAAAAGGAAGACAATGCAGTGATCATTGCTTCTTATGGAACATTCAGCACTGGTATTAATATCAGGAGACTCCACAACATCATCTTCGCATCACCTTCAAAATCAAGAGTACGTAACCTACAGAGTATAGGTCGTGTTTTGAGGAAGGGAGAAGGAAAGGAAATGGCTACTCTCTATGATATTGCAGACGACATTTCTGGTCGTCGGGAGAACTACACACTTAAACACCTTTACGAAAGGATTGCAATCTACCAGGAAGAAAACTTTAAGTATGAAACAGTAAAAGTAGATTTAAGGTAATAATGGAAGACGAATTTTATGCAACGATAAAACTATCTTCAGGAGAGGAACTAATCTCTAAAGTTTGTTACATGACAGATGAGGATTCTTTATTAATGGAGAATCCTTTACTAGTTAATAGAGTTTCAACAAAAAAAGGTGGAAAACAAATTGATGGATTCTCATTAAAGGAATGGATTTGTTCTTCTTATGATGATATGTTTATTATTCAAATGGATAAGGTACTAACCATCTCTGAACTAGATGAGAGAGTCAGGTTGTATTACATAATGAATGTAAAAAATATTGACTTGGATGAACCAGAATCAAAAACAAATGAGATCTCTAGAGAGATGGGATACCTTGGTTCTGTAGAAGAAACTAAAAAGAAATTAGAAGCTCTATTTAATAAAAGCTAATATGTCTCTTGAACCCTTACAGAGTTATTCTATTAGGTTTTAGGTCTCTTGTCAAGCTATTGACAGAATTACAGAATCGAGTTATACTGTTGTCAGCAAATAGCAACTAGATGGCAAAGACAAAGACTGAATACTACGTTAATAACAAAGAGTTCCTTGAAGCAATCGTGGAATATAAACGTAAGGTCGAGCTTGCCAAAAAGAAAGGTAAATCGAAACCGCTTGTACCAAATTATATTGGTGAATGTTTCCTGAAGATTGCCACGCACCTGTCTTACAAACCAAACTTTGTCAACTACATGTTCCGTGAGGACATGATCTGTGATGGCATTGAGAACTGCCTCCAGTATATTGATAACTTTAATCCAGAGAAGTCTTCTAATCCCTTTGCCTATTTCACACAGATCATCTACTACGCTTTCCTCCGTCGCATTCAGAAAGAGAAGCGTCAACTAGAAATTAAGAGCAAGATCCTTGAAAGATCTGGTCACCAAGAAGTAATGTACACAGAGACATACGAAGGTGATATGGCTGGTATGAATGCTTCTTATGCCGACATGGGTAGCATCAAAGAAAATATTGAGACAAGAATGAACCGATGACTGTAGCACTGATTACTGATCAACATCTAGACGGTCGTAAGGGAAGTCTGGCATTCTGGAACTACTTCCAAAAATTCTATGATGATGTGTTCTTCCCTACACTAGAGAAGAAAGGAATCAAAGAGATCATCGACCTGGGTGACACATTTGACAACCGTAAAGGTATTGACTTTAATGTATGGAATCGTGTTCGTACTCACTACTTTGATCGTCTGAATGAGATGGGCATTGTGGTGCATACAATCTTGGGCAACCACTGTGTGTACTATAAGAACACAAACTCTATCAACTCTCCTGACTTATTGCTAGGTGACTATGATAATATTCGTGTCTACGATGAGGTTACTACTGTTACTATTGAGGGTACGAGAGTTTGTTTTGTCCCTTGGATCAATAGGGAGAACGAAGCATCGACGTTGGAACATCTCCAACAAACAGATGCACAAATTGTCATGGGACACCTCGAACTTGACGGTTTCGAAGTAACACCTGGGCTTAAGATGGAGCACGGACATGATCCTTCTATCTACAAAGACTTCAAACAAGTCTTCTCTGGTCATTACCATCACAAGTCAAGCAAGGGAAACATCACATACCTAGGTAATCCTTACCAGATGTTCTGGAATGATTACAAGGATGAGCGTGGATTTCATCTATGGCAACCCAAGACAAATAGACTGACTAGAGTCAAGAATCCATACGAGATCTTTAAGAAGGTCTATTACAATGACGTAGAAAAAGACATGGTTCTTGACTACACGGAGTACAAAGATACCTTTGTTAAAGTAGTTGTAGAAGAAAAGAGAGACTACTACAGGTTTGAAACAATGATTGATTCTTTGTATGCTGCTGGTGTACATGATATCAAAGTTGTCGAAAATCTTGTAAGTGAGGACGAAACAGATGATGTTGACATTGAAGTGAAAGATACTCTCACACTTCTGAACGAATATATCGATGAGGTGGAGATTTCCGTAGACAAAACATCACTGAAGAAACTTATGAGGAACCTATATATTGAAAGCTGTGAGATGGTATGACGGATGCTGCGTACATATTGACTCTGGTTGACCACCCAGAGGGTGTGTTTTCTATCATCGATCGTATGAGTGGGGATAAAGTAGTCCCCATTTTCGAGTGTCAAGATGACGCAGAACGTTATGCTCTTCAACTCATAGAAGATGAAGAGGCACCTGAATTGCAGTTAGTTGAAATAGAAAAGAAACTTATTATTGCAGCTTGTGAGCAAAGAGACCACAGGTATGCTATAATAAGCGTTGATGATTTTATTATTCCGCCAATTGATCTAGAATGATTGTCTTTAAAAAACTCCGTTGGAAAAATTTCCTATCTACTGGAAATGTATTCACCGAGATTGACTTGTTAGCTTCAAAAACAAATTTGATTATTGGTGCTAATGGTGCTGGCAAGTCTACCATTCTAGATGCACTAACTTTCTCCTTGTTTGGGAAACCATTTCGTAAGATCAACAAACCGATGCTGGTGAATAGCATCAATCAGAAGGATTGTATGGTTGAGATCGAGTTTAGTATTTCAAAGAACGACTTTAAGGTTGTTCGTGGTATCAAGCCTGGTGTCTTTGAGATCTACCAGAACGGTCAAATGCTTGACCAGTCCAGCACAACCAACGATTATCAGAAGCAACTTGAGACTAATATCCTCAAGATGAATTACAAATCGTTTACCCAAATTGTGGTACTAGGAAGTAGTACCTTTGTTCCTTTCATGCGTCTTCCTATCGCTCAACGTAGGGATATCATTGAAGACATTCTTGACATTCAGATCTTCTCTGTAATGAACACCGTGTTGAAAGACAAGGTGAAGATGTCTACGGATGAGATGAAACAGATTGACTATCAATCTAATCTTGCTGAAGAAAAAATTCTGATGCAGCAACAATACATCGAACACATCAGTAAGAAAAATGAAGAGAGTGTTGTTGAAAAACAGAATGCTATTGCTTCTTTGTTAGCAGAAGAAGAAAAAACTATTGAAATTGTTAACAACCTTAACGTAGAAAGCGAAAAATATTCTAAAGATTTAGAAACCAACTCTTATACGCCAACAAAACTTAAAAAGTTAAACACTTTAAAGGGGAAGATTCAACAAAAGTTTTCTACGCATAAAAAAGAACATGAGTTTTTTATGCACAACTCTACATGTCCTACTTGTAGTCAGTCAATTACGGAAGAATTGAAGGATGCTAGAATTACTACTATCATGGACTCCATCAAAGAACTAAACAAGGGCTTTGATGAAATGGATATTGCTATTAAACTTGAGGAAGAAAGAGAATCAAAATATATCGAAACATCTAAACTCATCAACAAAGTTAATTCTGATATTGCAATAGCAAACTCTACCATCACCCGCATTCAGTTGCAAGTCAAAGACCTGATGGATCAGATTGAATTATTAAGAAATAATAAATCAGATTCTTCGGAAGCGGAAGAGAAGTTAAAATACTTACAGGAAGAATACCTGAAACTGAAGAAGCAGATCTCCGAGATTAAAGAAGAACGTGACACACTTCTTGCAGCGTCACAACTCTTGAAAGACAATGGAATCAAAACCAGAATCATCAAGAGATATCTTCCTGTGATGAATAAACTCATCAACCAGTACCTTCAGAATATGGACTTCTATGTTAACTTCGCATTGGACGAGAACTTTGAGGAAACAATCAAGTCAAGATACAGGGATACATTTTCTTACGAATCCTTCAGCGAGGGAGAGAAAGCTCGTATTGACATCGCTCTTCTGCTTACTTGGCGTGCTGTTGCTAAACTTAAGAATAGCGTCGATACTAACATCCTCATACTAGATGAAATCTTTGATGGTTCTCTGGATCAAAATGGTACTGGTGAACTAGGATGGATCCTTCGTAATTTTGATGATGACACTAATGTGTTTGTGATCTCTCACAAAGAAAATCTTGATGGAAAGTTTGATAGAATTCTACAGTGTGAGAAAGTGAAGAACTACTCGGTCGTCCGAGAGACAGTTGCAGAAGCGGCATAGGGGGGTCTTCGGACTCCCCTTTTTGCGTATATACTATATGCATCAACGCAAGAGACGCCATGACCAACCAAGCAATCAAAGGTAATCTGGCACGACTGCTGGCTACCGAGAACCTTGTGGTTGAGCACCGCAATTGCTCAACTGCACAGTTCAACGTAGACACCCGTGTGCTTACGCTGCCTAATTGGGATAAAGCATCTAACATAGTCTATGACCTCCTGGTGGGTCATGAGGTTGGTCACGCACTCTTCACCCCTAATGAAGACTGGAGGAACGTTGCTGACTGTCCTATGGACTTTATCAACGTGGTTGAGGATGCTCGCATTGAGAAGCTGATGAAGCGCAAGTATCCTGGTCTGCGTCGTTCTTTCGCTGGCGGTTACAAAGAACTGCATGATAGAGATTTCTTTGAGATTGCTGACGAAGATCTCAACACCTTCAGCCTGATTGACCGTATCAATCTGCACTACAAAATTGGTGCTTCTGCCATGATTCCTTTTGAATCAGATGAGCGTCAGTTCCTTCCTCGCATTGATGAGTGTGAAACTTTTGAGGAAGCCCTGCAGATTGCTGTTGACATTTATAACCACAGTAAGAAAGAAAAGATTCAGGAACCTGCTCCTGAAGAGATGCAAGCAAACCAAAGTTCTTCCGAAGGTGCTTCTGGTGAAAGCATGACACATGAAGAAATGCTTGAGGAAGCAGAACGCCGCGAAGGTGAAAATGAAAGTGGTGAAGGTGCAGAATCCATGCCGCAAAGCGGTAGCACATCTGAAGGTGGTGAGCATATGGATGAAGAGGAGTCTCGTACCCAACGTGCTTTTGATGAGAACGCAAAAGGATTTACTGATCGTTGGTCTGGTAACAACACTTACATCGAGATTCCTGACAGCGTTAATCTTCCTGATTATGTCGCTGACTGGACTGAAGTTCATGACTGGATTGATTCTTATTCCAAGGGATTTCTTGAGCGAAATGAAGACTTTGCTGGCTACATAGAAGTACAAGATGCTTATCGTGATTTCAGAAAGCAATCGCAGAAAGAGGTAAACTATCTTGTCAAAGAGTTTGAGTGTCGTAAGTCTGCTGACGCTTATGCTCGTTCTGGAGAATCTAAAACTGGTGTTCTTGATACTTCAAAGCTTCATACTTATAAGTATTCTGAAGACATCTTTAAGAAAGTGACTGTAGTTACTGATGGTAAGAATCATGGTTTGTTGTTCCTCCTTGACTGGTCTGGATCAATGCAACATGATATTCTTGCAGCAGTAAAGCAGGTTCTAAACATGACTGCTTTCTGTAAGAAAGTTCAGATCCCGTTTGAAGTCTATGCGTTCACCAATGACTACTACCCCGTTCGCCGTGCAAATGGTCAGGTAGTTGATAACCGTAACGATGATGAATATTTTGAGAACATGGGTTGTGAGGAAAACAAAGTGTTTCTGCACAAAGATCAGTTCCATCTGATGAACATGGTGTCTTCTCGTTCTAACTCCAAAGATTATGAACGGATGTGCTACAACTTGTTCCGTGAAGCATATGCTTGTGTTCGATATGTTTCATACCATACTACTCCTGGTATCGGACTGTCTGGTACTCCTCTCAATGAAGCCGTTGTCATGCTGAACTACATCATTCCTGAATTTAAAAAACGTAATGATCTTCAGAAAGTAAACGTGTGTATCTTGACTGATGGTGAATCTTGCATGAGCACTTACGGTCGTAAGTTTTACAGTGATTACAAAGATGAGTATTACATTCGTCCTCGTCGCACTGAAGGTTGCATTCTCCGTGATCGCAAGACAGGAATTACATACAGTAAGACTGAATACTACGGTGTATGCACTAACAATTTTATTCAACAAGTTCGTGATCGTAACTCTGGTGTAAATATTCTTGGTTTCCGTATTGGTAGCGCATCGCAATTGTCTAACTTTGTTTCTGTTTATGGCAACAGCATGAAGTATGCTGATGTGCAAAAGCAGTGGAAGAAAGAGAAGTCTGCTATCATTCCTGATCCCAAATCATTCACGGCTCTTTATGCACTCTCGAATAATTCTCTGTCTGTTGACACTGAATTTGAAGTTGAGTCTGGTGCCAAGAAAGCAGAGATCACCCGAGCATTTAAGAAGATGCTTGCGAGCAAGTCCACGAACAAAAAACTCCTGAATTCTTTTGT